TGGTGGAGCTTATGAGAAAAACGGCGAACTCCACCAGCACCGCCAACCGCGCAGCCATCCAGCTTGATACTTGCATTGTAAGAGTATCGAAAAACTGGTTTGTTGTCGTTGGGACGTACCAGCAATAGCCATTTCTGGTGTTCGCAAAACACCAGATAGGCGGCTTGCTGTAAGCCCGTATAACGGCAGAAAGCGGGGCACCCCTTGTCAGGGTGCCCCGCTTGAACGCTAATAAGAAAGCTTCTGGCCGGGGTAGATCGTATAAGGTGCCCCGATGCCGTTCTTGTTTGCGATGGTATGCCAGTCGATGCCGAGCGTAGCGCCAATCTCGCTGAGCGTGTCGCCGCTCTTGACGGTGTAGACGCGCGAGGTGCCAACTCCCGCCCTCTGGTTGACGATAGCCTGAACCTCGTTGAAGCGGTCGCCCAGAACGTCGCTGCGCGTAGGCACAACGCCGAACATGCCGCGCTCCACATCGTCTGCGAGCTGAGAAGCGGAAGCGCCGTCAACGTAGTTGATGAGGTCTTGCACCTCTTGGTAACGGTCGCCGAGCTTTTCGCGGCGCTTATCGTCAACGCCGTACTCACCGCGCATGACCGCTGCCGCCAGTTCAAGCGTCGTGCCCTCCGGCGAAGGCTCGGCGACCTCTGCGGGCGGAACATCAGGGGTTGCCGCGCCGGACGGGTTGGCGAACTTGCCCCACGCTTCGCGCGTCATGTAGGCGATATCGAGATCAAGCGGCGCGTTGAAGCCATCGAGACGGCCATTCGAAGTGTACTGGTGGATTGCGCAGCTCCCCCAAGCTCCGAAGCCGCCATCGGGAAGCCACGGCGAAGACTGGTAGCCGGTGCGGTTGTTGTTGGCGTACTGCGCCACCCAGAGCGCGTGATTCGGCGCGATCTCCGACCAATCCTCTTCGGTGCAAACGCTGCGGCTCATGTAGACGATGCCGCGAACGCCGGTCTGGTCGTAGACGTAATCGAGGAATTGCTTTGCCTTGTCTGTGCCGATTCGTCCGTACATCTCGTAATCGAGAACGGGAACGCCGTTGCCGAAGTAGTTACGGCAACTCGCGACGAAATGCTTAGCCTGAGCGATGGGGTCTTCGCCGTTCATAAAGTGGTAGAAGCCCCAGAGCTTGCCGAGCTTGATAGCCTGCTGAATCCACGAGTCGCAGGTGTTGTGAACGATGGTCGTTCCCTCGGTCGCCTTGCAGATAACGAAATCGCAGGGCACCTGCGCGAGGTCAAGCCCGCGCTGGTAGTTGGAAATGTCGATGCCGTTAAGCGCCATAGAAACCACCCCTGATGCAATAGAAGTATGTGAAATCGACCTGCTCTAGCTCTTCGAGCGTGAAGGCGCGCGCGGAGTTCCCGGCGCTCGCCGGGTCGCGTATCCAATAGCCGTCTTCGTCGGCGCGCCAGATCAGCACCACGTGCCCGCCGTAGTCCCTATCGCCAAGCGTCCCGCTCATGCCAGCGAAGGCAAGCCATCCGTCAGAAACGTTCTGAAGGACGGGCGCGAGATCGTAAGAAATGGGCGTGCTCTCGATGCCGTATTCCGGGTAATGCTCGGCAATCCACGTGCAGAACTTGCCGGGGTCGTTAACTCCATCGGTAAGGCACGCGTCGCCGACGAACGAAGCGAGCGTGAGCGGCGTAATGTCCTGAAGCGTCATGTATTTGATAGCCATAGCCGCGCATGTAAGGCCGCAGCCGTAGTCGCCGATGGTTCCGCCCGCGTAGGGCACGTAGTCCCATTGCGGGTCGGTCTGAAGCCATAGCGGCATGCTGTTGCCCTCCGCGATCGGCCTGTCTCTCACGATTGCCAAACGGTCGCGCTCCGCCGCTTCGTAGCCCTCTTGCCGCGCTTCCGCGAGCGCGCCCGCGTCGCCATCCACGTGGCCTACGATGAGCCAGCCGCAGAAGAGCATTGACGCGAGCGCGCCAGAGAGCACGAGGGCGACAGCCTTTAGCCTACTCATCGCGCTTCGGCTCGGTGTAGGTGAGCGCTTGCGCGGAATCGCCAACGCCAGCCGTTGTCGGGTCGGTCACGATGCCCAGAATTGCGAGTACGGCGAACAGCGCGTTGATGATCGCGGCCAACTGCTCGTTCAGCACGCCGAAATCCCATTGGTAGCCAAACGGGGCGGCGACCACCTGCGCGAGCAGGAGGACGGCGGGAATGAGGGTCAGCCAAAACGTCTTGTTCTTGATTCGTGCGGTGAAGTTAATCATTTCTGTTCTCCTTTGTGTGCTACTCGGATGCGTGAGCATCCATAAGCTCTTGCCATAGATGGGTGCCAACGCCGTTGCCGCCAAGCCCCGCGTATACCTCGTGAACGCTGTTCGCCTGTTCCTTGATATCGAGCGGAACGGGCTTACCGGCTTGCACGTACTCGGCATGGAGCCTGAAAAGCTCCGCCTTCATGAGGGCGCGCATGCCGTGCAGCAGCAAATCGTGCTCAGCGTCGAACTTCGCATCGGCCTTGCGCTCACGCTCCTTGTGCATCTTGACCGCTGCCGCCAGCGCGCCGACAACTGCCGTCAGGAAGGCGGAGAAGAGCGCTAGAAAAAGCTCCGATGCCTCCACGTCAGACCTCCGAAATCTCGCGCCAGACGGTTTCTGTTCCCTGAGCGCCCGGTTCCCACACGTTGTTATCAACGAGCGATTCCCAGACCTTGCCGTTGTGGCGCACTACCGCGCCCTTGGGATAAGGGTTCTCGTTGTCGGGCTTCACCCACTCAGGGATGCCCGAAGGGTCATCGCCGCCGCTCGCGTAGTCAACGACCTTCGCCCAAAGGCTCGGCGCTGCCGTGGGCGACCAATCGGGCTGCGACGTGTGCGCCTGAAGGCACACGTAAAGCACGCCCTCGTGGCTCACGCGCTCGCCATCGGCGTAGGAGCGGCCGTTACCGTCCCACGCCGCGAAAAGCGCGGGGCACCTCGAGGCCACGTCATCAGACAGCGACGGCGCTTGCCCGTCGTAGATTGCGATGATCGCGCGCAGCTTCCCCTCTTCCTCTTCGGTGAATGCCATGTGTTCCCCTTTCTCTCGATACGAAAAAAGCCCCCGCGAAAGCGAGGGCTTGGGTGCCGGATTCTATATGTGCGCTTGTGTCAGCCGAAAAGCTCTTTATAGAGCGCATCCATGCGCTTTACCATCTCGTGCGCGTTCAGGCGCTTCATGCTTCCGCGCCACGACTGGTAGGATTGGTTGACCTGCTCGACGGTCATAACCCCTTTGGCGACCAGCGCGGCTTGCTTCTTCAGCTTGCGCCGCTGCCGCGTCACGGAGGAACGGCATGGGCGAACGACAACCTTTCCGCCCTCGCCATACGAAAACCTCTTCTTCAGGAACGTGAATCCGCGCGTGAGCTTCACAATGCGCGTCTTCTTGCGGTTGATGATGATTCCCAGATCGTCGCAGAGCGCTTCGATTCTCGAAAGCGCGTCCCAAAGCGTCTGCTTGTCAAGCGCGATGCAATAGCTATCGTCCATGTAGCGCCCGCTCGCCAAGATGCCCGGAAGGGACAGCATCAGATGGTCAACGGGCGAAGGCAGGGCAACCGCTAGAATCTGGTTCGGCTCGCTGCCAAGACCCAGGCCGCGCGATCCGTGAGCGTCTATCTGGTCGCCCATGACGCGCTTAACCCGCTCATCGTCAATGGCGCGGTCGATAAGGCGCTTGCATGCGCCGTGGTCGATGTTGGCGAAGTAGTCCGCGAAATCGACCTGCAAGATGTAGCCTTCCGTGCCGTGCTTGCGGTGGTGCTCGACAAGCTGGCGCTTCATGCGCCGAATCGCGTAGTCGGTGCCGCACCCCTTGACGTTCGCGGCGCACCCCTCGGTGAGGGTAGGCCAGATCGCGGGCGCGAGGGCGTGACGGCTCAAAGACTTCTGTATGACGCGCTCCGAGAAGTGGACGGCGCAGATGTGGCGCAGCTTGCCGCGCTCGAACAAGTCAAACTCGATGAAGCCGCGCCGGAAGTCAGCGCCCGTGAGAAGGTCGCGCCGCGCCCTCACGATGTTTGGGACGATGCGCGCCATGTAGCGCTGAACGCTCGATTTCCAGCGCACGCCAGCGGCAGCGCCGTTGGCGGCATCGTATAGGTTATCGAGGTCGGCGACGGCTTCTAGCGTGCATCCCTCGATGCGCCTAGCCCGGTTCTCAGCGCGCTTGGCATCGCGCCTTGCGCGCCGCGCAGCCCTGCGCTCTTCAGAGTTCATGAGGGCACCCCGCGCGGCTCGCAATCGGCATCCAGCAGCCGCTTGACGGTTGACCATGAAACGCGGTCGAACACCGAGAACCGCGCCATGCAAGCAGCGAACGGCAACCGTCGCGGGGTGCATATTTACGGGCTTGCGCCCGATGGTCGCCCCTTCCTTCCTCAAATGCACGGCGCGCGGCGCTTCTGGCCGCACGGTCTGGCAAGGCTTGGGAATCACGGCAGGGGGCGCACCCAGTCGTTCGTCGGGGCATTGTTGTTGGCATTGCCGTTGCTGTTGACGTAGCACGCGTTGGACGAAGAGCCGCCCATGACCGACCGCAGCCACCAATTGACGCGATGATTTCCAAGGGACAACGCGCGACCATTCTACCCCTTTCCAATGAGCTTCACGCCCGCGCGAGCGCCCTTTATGAGCTTAATGTCGTTCTCGATGCTCTCTGATATCTCTTCGAACCTCGCCACCTTGACGGGTAGGTTCATCGCCAGAAGGCATTGCAGGTCTTGGTAAAGCTGGTTTAGGTCTGCCAAGGCAAGCGTCATGTAATGCTTGCGCTCTTCGACGTTTCGCGGGGTGTTCGGGTAGAAGGCATCAGCCTTCACGAGGTTGAACACCACGCTTCGCGCCGTCTCCGCCATAGGGACGGCGAAGATGAAGCGATATGACTTGGGCACCGCGCCCGAAGTGACAAGACGCGTCACTTCGTTTCGGATCGCAACCGCAGTGTTGAAATACTCGAACGAGCTTAGGTTGCGGTTCCGCACATATACGCCGCTCAATTTGCAACATCCCCCCCCTCCGTGTTTTTCTAAAAAACTTCGCCCGCGCTTCGCGCGGGGAAGTATAGGCGCATGCGCAAGGCATGCGCCAGACCAGTACCATGTACGGCTGATTTTATCAGCCTAGGAGGAGGCACGGCAGGGGGCGCACCCAGTCGTTCGTCGGGGCATTGCTGCCGGCATAGCCGCTGCTGTCGACGTAGCACGCGTAGGACGAAGAGCCGCCCATGACCGACCGCAGCCACCAATTGACGCGACCGCCCGCGATGCGGCTTGCCGTGTCGGTGAAGATGGGGAACTGCGAATCGAAGCCGACCGAGTAGCCCTTGCTGCCCCAGACCGGGCACCCGTAAACCTCCATCTCTGAGGGCGACCAAATCTTGCCCAAGTCAACCCAGCTCCAAGAACTCGCTTCGGTCAACTTCCCCGAAGACGAATAGCGCTCTTCGAGAAGCACGCGCTGCGTCATGATCGCGCTTTGGAGCGCGGACGGAAGGGCTGGCAGGAAATCGTTTATCTCCCAGTCGTGCAGCTTCGAGCACAGGTAGGGGTGCTTCTCGTCGGCTGTTCCGTTGTTGTCGTTCGTGTCGCGCCACTGAAGGTAGCTCGTGTTTACCGCCTTGCTGCCGGTGACGCTCACGGGCGCGCGCGGCACCATGACGATATGGTGCCCCTTGGCGGTGTCGCCGCACTGGTAATACTGGTCGATAGCGCCGATGCGGTAGCGCACCGTCTGAGCGGGAACGTTCGCGCCAGCCGTGATGGGAACGTCGATGTAGTCCCCGATGCGCAGGCCAGCGAAGTTGGCGTTTCTCGCGCGGTTGCGAAGCCACGTGTAGATGCTCTGGCTCCCGATCTCGCTTGCGAAGACCGATGCGAGCGATCTCCCGCCGTATGCGTTGATGATGTGCTGGCGGTCGTATTCCTCTGCGGTGGTGACGGCGTTTGCCGAGTTTCGCGCCGAAGTGTCCTTCAGGTTGTAGGCGGTTCCCCCGATCGAGAACTTGGAAAGGTCAGCCATGGTACCCCCTTTAGTTGAGCGTGGCCGTCTCGCCGCTCATGCTCGCCTGCGCGACCGTGAGCGTTTCGCCCGACAGCGCGCTTCGGCGGCTCGCGGGCATGTAGGCCGTTTCCTTGATAATCACGTAATCGTCTTGAAGCTCAGCGACTGCGGTAGCGAGCACTGCGTTAGCGTCGCGCAGCTCTTCAACCTCATCGTCAGAAGGCGGCTCGATAGCGGCGATGCTGTTTGCGATGTTGAGCGCGTTCTGAGCCGCAGCCGTCGCATCGTCCGCCGCGCCGTTAGCCGCCGCAGCGGCGGCGTTGGCGTTTGAAGCTGCGGTGTTTGCCGCGCTCGCAGCCGCGTTTGCCTTTGATGTGGCGGCATCGGCGTTTGCCTTCGCGGTGTTTGCTGCGGATGCGGCGTTGTTCGCCGCCGTGGTCGCCTTGTCTGCGTTGTCCTTGGCTGTTTTCGCCGCAGATGCAGCGTCGTTAGCGGCCTTAGCGGCGTTGTTGGCGTTGGTGGCGGCGGTGTTCGCCGTGCTCGCAGCCGTCGTGGCCTTGCTCGCGGCGCTGTTGGCGGAACTCGCCGCAGCGTTTGCGTTCGTTACCGCCGTCTCGCCACGGTCGATGAGGTCTTGAACGGCATCGTCCCAGTTCTGCGCGGGCTGCTGCCCGTCAAGAGCGCTGCGTAGGATATCGAGCGCGAAGCGCTCCGTTGAGTAGGTGTTTCCGCCCTTCGTTACGGTGAAGTAGGCTTCGTCGGTGTATCCGGGCACGCTGCAAAGCTTTGATTCGTCAACCGTGATCGTGGCGGCGTTCCCGCTCACTGAGCATTGGCCGCGATAGTAGTTGCGCTTGTTAGGCAGAAGCACCACGAGCCACACCGTAGCGCCCGAAAGCGAGAACTCGGCTCCGTTGTCGTAGATAAGCGCCTTGATGGTGGTTCCGCCATCGTCGCCCTGACCTACCTTGACGCAGGTCCCCGTCCCCTCCTTCGAGATATCGAGTTCGAGCGTCCGCGTGTTGCTCATTGCGCGCCGCCTTCCTCGCTATCGGGATAGGCAAGCTTCCTGAGCGCTTCCAGTGCTTGCGCGAAGCTCATAGCGCTTCGCGCCTTGCTCGAAACCGGCTGAACTTCTGCGCTCGCCGCCACGGCTGGCACGCTCGCCGCCAGCGCGTCGAACACGTCAACGACGGCCTTAACCCTGTCATCGACATAAACGGGCTGAACGACGATGAACGGTTTGTCATCATTGACCGGTTCTTTTACCTCATCAACGCCCACAACGCTTCGGTTTCCCTCATCGTCAATGGCTATGAAGATGATTCCGCCATCGGATGCCCTCTTTAAGATTTCGGGGTCAAACTCGGTCACGTAACCCTCGCAATTACCGATAGGGTCATGGGCGACATACCTAACGATTCGTCCCATTCGGAACCTCCTTTTAGTCGAAACCGCAATACGTGCAAAAGCCATCAACGAAGTCAATTGATCTTGTCGAGTTCCACCATTGGATGCGACCGTCTCCCAAATCGTCTATCTGACTTATGTAGTGAAGCGTTGCTTCTTTTGTGATCGCATGAGTTGACGTAGTGCTCTCACTGCTAGAAGACGCTGCCGAAATAAGCGGCGTTGTTACTCGAATATGATTACTGCCGGTAAGCTGAAGACCGGTCGTTCTCGCTCCGGTGTTCACGTCGATCATATGAGATGAAAAGTCGATAACGCCTATTTGCGTCCCGTTCTCAAGACCTCTAATCTCACCGCTTACGAGACGAAGCAGGTTAGATGCCGAACCGCACTCAAAGGTTCCGCTTGCGTCGATGTTGGTAGCGGTCATGTAGTTAGTCGCCAGCGCACCGGTGTTCAGGTTCCACGTGTTGCGCCCCAGACGGTCGCTGATGATGCCCGTTTCAATGTAGCTCGCGTTGATGTAGAGCAGACCGCCGCTCAGGTATATCCCCTGAGTTTGCCCGTTGTTCGTAAGGCGGTTGAACACCTCTCGCTGGTCTAGCTCTTCGTCCAGATCGTCGGTAGACTGGTTTCCTGACGTGAGGGCGCGCGCGACAACGGGTGTTGTGTATGTCTTCGTCCCGTCAGACCATGTGATTTCGTTTCGCGTCCAATATGTGCGACCGCTCACCCAAGTAGGCTGGTAGTAGTACCAGTTTCCGCCCGTCTGCGCGCTGCTGCTCGTGCTCAGATAGTATTGCTCGCGCACCTGAGCAACGCCCATGCCGTCGGTGTCGGCAACGCGCCTTGCGCTCGTGTACTCAACCGAACCGTCGGACAGCGTGAGCTTCAAGCGCATCCATAGGTACTGACCCTGCTTCCAGCTCGCGTTCGTTGACCATGTGGTGGGCGCGGTCGATGTGCTCGAAGAGTTGCCGTACTGCACATCAACGCCAACGACATTGCTACCGGCTGAGCCGCCGCCAACCGAAGCGTCGGCTGAAAGCGAGAACTCGCCGGTGGTCAAGTCCCAGAAGTTCTTACCTTCCTTGTCGGTGATGATTCCGGCCTTCAGAAGGTTGGCGTTTAGAACGCCGGTGTCCATGTAGGTTGCGTTGATATATACCTTGCCGTCTTTGAGGTACACGCCCTGCGTCTCACCGTTGTTGGTGAGACGGTCAAAGACGCTCTTCTGCCCCAACGCTTCATCGAGCGCGTCAACGTACTTCTTGGCTTGGTCTTTAGCGTCGGTGCCAGCCGAAGAAGCCTGATCCTCGGCGTACTTCTTAGCTTCCTCTAGCCGCTTCGCGTCCGCTTCCTCAGCTGCCTTGACAGCGTTTTTCTGCGCGTCGCTCGCCGCCGCGTCGGCGATTGATTGAACAGTGTCGCCGCCTACGGTCGCCGTGGCTGAAAGCGAGAACTCGCCGGTGGTCAAGTCCCAGAAGTTCTTACCTTTCTCATCGGTGAGAAGACCGGCGCGCACGCGGTCTGCTCGCATCGTTCCGGCGTTGATGAGGTCTGCGGTCACCATGCCGCCGGTTAAGAAAGTCTTCCAGTCCCACTGTCCGTCTGAGGTAAGGCCGGATGCAAGGCGAAGACCCATGCCGTTAAGGTTGACAGCCCACATGCCAGACGTGCTGCGCAGCGGTAGGCCGTTCAGCGCGTCTATGGGAACGTTGCTGTAGATCGTGCCCAGCTCGAACGTCTCCACCCTGTACGTGCCAACCGCGTTGAACTGAGCGTTGAGCGCCGCTTGCAGCTGTTGGAGCCACGAAACGGACGTGCCAGCCGCCGCGTCGTAGAGCGCGTTTTGCTGGCTGTTCCCCTTCAGAGCGTTGCTCACGCTCTGCCACATGTCTGCCATCGTGTCGGTGAGCGTCCCGAACGTGACCGTAGCGTCGCCGGTGAGCAAGTCGCGCTCGATCTGAGACACGCGGCCATGGAGCCGCACGCCCTCTTCGGAGAATCCCTTGTCGATGATCGCAACGTCATCGCCAACGCCCACGCCCTCCCACGAACGCCCGAACGCGTATAGGTCGATAACCGAAGCGGTGTAGGTAACTTTAGGCTCCTTCACCTGCTTCAGGTAGTCTTTCGTTTCCTGCAAGAGCTGCGCCGCGTCCTCGCACTGCTCGTTCACGTATGAGGCCACGGCGGGCAGAATGCCGCCCTCTCCGTCGGGGTGCCCCCAAATCTCGGTGGCTTCGGCATCCTCGACGTAGTCCTTGCCGCCGTTTATGTCGCCGAAGGTAAGGCGGCGACCGTAGCCGCCGCCCTCCGTCTTAACGCCCTTTCCATATCCGTAGACGCGCGTTTTCGGGTTGTCGCTCGCCATTGAGCGCTTGACCGAAACGAGGTCTTTAGTCCACGTGAAGCGCTTTGCGCTGCTCTGGTTCCCGCGAAGGGCGCGAATGTTCACGCGGCGCGCGACGATGCCAGCGCCGTTGTGAACGATGGTCGTTTCAAGCTCGCCGCCCCACGTTTCCAGCAGCTCGGCTATGCCCTCGCGCACGCTGATGTGGTAGAAGGTGCGCGAAGCGGTTCCGCCCTGATCGCACGTGCCAACCTCCCAGCGCGTGTCTGCGAGAATGGATGTGAGGGCTACCGACACGCTGCCAGAAGGCCGCTTATCGTCCAGCCAGTCATCCCACGTCTCGTTAACCGAGTTGATGCAGACGGCTTGCGTCTCAGGCGCGCCGTCATCGTCGTGTACGCGGTCGATGGTGTCAACGATGTGTTCGTGGCAAACGCCCTGAAGGTCGATCCAAACTATGCGGTCGCCCTTCACGAGGTCTTCGGCGCACGTGATGTTGAGTTCGTCGGTGCCGTCCAGCGCGTCGGTGTGCGTCGCGGCGCTCACCGTGAGCCGCCCCAGATTATCGCCCCAGCGGTTGAAGCGGGTGAAGCTGATACGTCTAACTAAAGCCATCGTTCCACCCACTCAAGAATCGCGGTGCCGTTGGTGATGCTCAGGTGGCACCGCCCGTTGATTTCGAAGTAATCCGAATCAATCGTTACCGGCGCGGTCTGGTTGTTAACCGTCGCGCGCTCGGTCGCCATGTCAAGCCGTATGGTGCTCGAAGACGTAAGCGCGGTGGTGATAGCCACGAACTCGCCGGTATCGACGTTCGTAATCCGCCACGTGCTGCCAGCGGAGGGCTTCGCCGTGACCTTCAGGTAAGCGGGTCGGTTGCCGCCAGCGTTAACGTAGATGTTGCCAGCCGAAACCTCCATGCGGCGCTTCTGCCCGTAATAGTCGGGGTCGCCGATGTGAAAAGTCACGGTAGTTGTCGGGCAATCGTCCGTGATCTCGTCTAGGTCGGTGCTGCCGCTCACGATTGCAAGCAGGTAGCGCGTCGGGTCGTCGGGAAGGTAGAGCGCCGCGGGTTCGTCAGTCCAGAGAGCCGCCGCGAGCTTGTGCCGCATCTCCGCGACCTCGCGGCGGTCTTCAGTCCTAAGCCAAATCTCAACGGGAAGGTCGTAGCCGCCACGGTAGGCGCTCTTGAAGACCTCGCCATGCCGCCCCGGAACGCTCTCGAACGTCGCGTTGACGGTCGCCATGATGGGGCGGCGCACCTTGCAGTAAACCAGCTTCGATAGGTCGGTGCCGTTAAAGATGATTCGGTCGTGCTGGTTCCTAGTCCGTCTAAGTTGCAACTGGAACACCCCTTTGCTTCAGCTTGCTTGCGATGCCAGCGCCGATCTGCTGGCCTGTCTCGTATGCGTCCACGCCGTCGCGAATCTGAGCGTTAAGCTCGACGTTGACGGACACAACCTGAGACGCGGGCTGCTGCCTGAAAGCGCCAATCTGGTTGAGCGCATCGGCCATGAGGTCGGAAAGGCGGTCGATTGGCAAGACCGCTTCTCGGCCTGCTTCGCCGACGCCGATGACCGAAGGCGCGTCGAAGATGCCGCCTTTCGCGTACCAGCTGATGCTTACGCTCGGCAGCTTCACGGGGCCGAAGTCGTTCCAGCTCACGTTGAAGTGCGGAAGCTTCGGCTTCGGAATGCTGATCCTGATTCCGCCAAAGGCGTTCATGATCTTGCTCGGGATGCTCGAAATCGCGTTCCACGCGCTTTCAATGGGATTCTGAATGAACCCCTTGATGCCGTCGAACACGCCTTGCACCTTCGAGCCAAGGCCGGGGAATCCCAGCTTGTCGCCGATTCGGTCTGCGATGCTAACCGCCGTGCTCTCGGCAGCGTCAAGCTTCGAGCCGATGTTGTCTTTAATCGCGTTGAAGGCGTTTGCCGCTTGGCTCTTCGCAGTCTCCCAGTCGCCTTTCATCGCGGCTTGCAGAGCGCCAGCCGCCGAGCTGCCGACGGTCTTCGCGGTGTTCATGTCGTTCTGCACGGTCTGACCGATGTTCGAGAAGGCCGTTTGCGTGTTGCTCGTGAGGTTGTTCCACCCGTTAGACACGGTATCGACCGCGCCTTGCGCGAGGTTCCCGACGTTGGTTTTAAGGTCGTTCCAAGCGTTCGAAGCGCCGGTTTTGATGTTCTCCCAAGTGTCGGAAGCGCCTTGCTTCAGCTGCTCCCACTTCTCGCCAACGCCGGTGCAGAAATCCGAAACGCCGGTGCTCACCTGCTCCCAGATTCCGCCCCAGAACTCAGGAACGCCCGCGAAGAAATCCTGCACGCCCTGCCACTTCTCCGAAATCCAGCCGGTGAAGTCAGACCACATCTGCTTGCCCGTCTCGGTCTGCGTGAAGAACCACGTAAGGCCAGCGACGGCGGCTGACACGGCGGCAACGCCAAGGCCGATGGGATGCGCGGCGATAAGGCCGGTGAAGCCCGTCCATCCGCTAGAGAGCGTGCCGGTGAGCATTCCGCCCAGACTGCCCGCCTTGGTGACGATGTTAGAGAAGCCGGTTCCGATCTTCGTTAGGAAGCTCGAATCTCCCATTACCTTTTTAGCGCCGCCCCAAAGCTCGCCAGCGGTCTTGAAGGCGCTCCCCACGCCCTCCGCCGCTTCCATCGTCTTGCCTATGGCAGTGGTCACGCCGCCGAAGGCGACAGCTCCTAGAGCGAGGTTGTTAACAAGCGTCTGCTGCTCGGGCGAAAGGCTCTTGTACCAACCCGTGACGGTTTCGAGCGCGGGCGCAAGCGTGTTAAGAAGGCTCGTGCCGATCTCCGTTACCGCCGTCTGAACCGGCATCGCGGCTTCGCCGAGTTCCTGCATGGCCGCGTTCATCTCGTTCTGAGCGTCGCGGGATGCCAGAAGGTCTTTGTTCGTCTCCTGATACTGCCGCCCGGCTTCGCCGTACAAGCCCGTGAGCGTCTCGGTGATGAGCTGCGAGCGCTCCTGCTCGCTTCCACACGCCGCGAGCGCGGCGTTGAAGGCATCTTCTTTGGTTTGACCCTCGGCGACCGCCTGATTGAAGGCGGCCTGAGCCGAAGAGTGGCCGGAAAGGGCGGCGCTCCACTGCTCGGCTGATGCCGTAGACCAGTTGAGCGCGTCGGCAAGACCGCCCGTGACCGTTCCCGTGTGAGCCGTCTCCTGCGCGGCTTCAGCGAGGTTTTCGAGCGGCAGCGCGTCGCCGAACGTCGCATACGCGCCCGCCGCAATGTTCGTCCACTGGTTAAGCTCCTGCTGGTTGGTGGTAAGGCGCGCCAGGTTCTGCGCGGCTTCGGTTGACGTGTCGGATTCGCCAAGCAGACGATAGAACATGCCGTAGGTGGACGAAGCCTGCTCGGCGGTGCCGCCCGCGTTCTTCCACGCGGTTTCAAGCTGCCCGCTCTGCTGTATGGCTTCCTCTTGGCTCGATGCAAGCCCCGTGAGCGCACCGGCAGCGCCGATGATGCCGCCAGACAGTGCCGTTCCCGCGCTCGACACCTTGGAACCGGCGCTTGAAATCTTGTCGGCGTTGTCCTCGATGGTCTGACCGAGCTTGCCAAGAGCCGTCTTCGAGCCTTCGGCCTGACGCGCGGTGTCCGAAAGCTCGGTACCGTAGCTGTCAAGCTGGCGCTCGCACTGCATGATCGCGCGCTTCAGGCTGTCGTACTGCCGTTCTTCCTGAGCCGTGAGCTGCGCGCCGCTCTGTTTCTTGCTCTCCAACTGCGCGAGCGCCTGCTTGTAAGCGTCAAGCTTCTGCTCTGTCTCGCTGTATGCGGAATTGAGCGCCTTTACCTTCTGCTCTAGCAGCTCGGTGTTTCCGGGGTCGAACTTCAGCGCCTTGTTGATATCACGCAAGTCGCTTTGGGTGTCGCGCGATGCTTGCTGAACCTTCTTCAGGGCGCTTTGCAGCTCGGTAGTGTCGCCGCCAAACTTGATAACAAGACCCTTGTAAGTGACCGCCACGTAATCACCCCTCTTCGGTTGTCAAAGTCCCCTGAGTGCTTGAAGCAACGCGCCCTCGCGGGTGCGCTGCCGTCAAGAACTCACTTCACGTCATGACCAGAACGCAGCTTCGGCCTTGCGCGCCTTCTCGTCCTCGTCGTAGTGCGCCGCAGCGTCGGCGTAGAACGCGTTGATCTCCAACAGGTCTTGAACCTGCCGGTAACTCATCATCTGAAGGTCTGAGAGCGTCAGGCCGCATTGCTGGCAGTTGTAGATGTATCGCGCGTCGCACGCGTCGCTAAGCTCGCTTGGCAGCGGCGGCGCTTTCCTCTTCGGCGGTCGCGGTGTCCATGACCTCTTTCGCCGATGGAAAAAAGTTGTCCTGAACAATTTCCATCACGTCGGAAGCCCAACCGTCCGAGCGCCCCAGATCGTATGCGTCGGCGGGGAATGCCGAAACCCACTCATCGAACATCTCATCGAACTTCGGCGTAGCCGTCTTGATGCACGCGTAGAAGATTTCGAGAAGCGGAGCAATGGGCGGAAAACCGTACTCGTTCTGAGCGGCGAGAATAGCGCCCACGGCTTCGTTAATGTCCTTCGGTCTGCGCGTGCCGTTGGGGTTCACGACATGGAAGTATCGAGAGAACACGATCGGCGTGAACGCGTTGAAGGTCGCTTCGAACTCCTTTTCGCCAACCTTGATAAGCATTCGCAACCTCCTACGCGGTCGGGGTCTTGTGCGCAAGCTCGATGTTCACGGCATCGAAGAAATCGTCATAGTCGGCAAGCCCGGTGAAGCTGTCATAGCCGCTCGTGCGAATGCCGGTGCTCGGAATGGTGACGGGTCGCCACGTGAACGGGTAATCGAGCTGCGTGATCTCGGGCGTGTCCTGCGTGGTATTAAGCTCTTGCGTCGGCTTGGACAGCTGGCACATGAGAAGGCAGCGGCGGCGACCGAGCGCATGCCCCGGCTGCTCGCACATGAAGGCGAACTTCTTGGGCGTGCGGTCGGCGCTCAGGATGGTTCGCCCGTCCTGCGCGATCTCGTAGCCCACGAGGTCTGCGATGAGGGCGCGCAGCTCAGGCGTGCTCTCGGTGTCGTAGAAGCTCATGGTTCCGCTGCCGCCGTTGTCCTGCTGCTTGTCAAGCCAAACCTCGTTGTCGGCGTAGCTCGTCGCAGTCTCAACGGACGGCTCCATGCTGATTGCGACGGTGCCCACAACGTGCGTTGGCGTTTTGTAGGTAAGCGCGTCTTCGTCCTCGACGGGCGCGAAGTGCGCGTTTTTCACGCCGAAGAATCCGTTTCGCATAATTTCCTCCTAATTGTCTTCGCTGACGTTCACGGTGAACGCCGCTTCGGTCAACTCTTCTGAATCGATGTTGGTAACGCCGAGCGTGTAGGCAACGCCAGCCGCGTCCAAGGCTTCGCGCACGCGCCGCTCGGTCGCGTAGTCGCGGTGCCGCGTGTAGAGCGCCACGTCGTAGGGCATCCACGACATGTAGGCGCTGTTGTCCGCGTAGGCGGTTTCGTTGTAGCCAGCCACAAGGCAGATGAACGGCGGGCTAGGCTCTTCGCCGTCGGCGAATCGCTGGTTAGCCCACGGGATGCCGAGAGAATCGAGCACGCCGCAAAGCTCCTTCAGCCCTATCATTCGCCATCGCCCCCCCATCTGCGAGAACTCGCGCGCCACTTGATCGGCGACCTCGGCAATAACGCCGTCGCCGGGAACGTCGCCGTACTTCTTGCCCGTCTGGTTCTTGATTGCATGCCCGTTCTCCAGAAGGTGCGTTAGCTGATAGCGCCGGTTGTACACGGTGCATTCGGTGCCCGTCTCGTCGGTCACAACGTCGGCCTTCCAACCCTTCTTGTAAGCGCCGGTGCGAACCTTGCTCTTCTGCTTCAGCAGCTTCACGGCGCGCTTGCCCGCTTCCTCCGAGTTCTCGGCGATAGCTGCCACGTTGTCATCAATGCACCTGTCGATGAAGCGCGAAATATCCACGTCAGCCACGGTCGCCCACCACCTCTGAGAGCGTCAGGCGCACGAAGTCGGGGCTTGACCTGTCCACGCGCTCGACCTTCAGCCGCGCGCCTTCGAACTCGACTAGCCGCTCACCGCTGTAGGAGCTCTTGCGTATCTGCAACACGGCTTCAGGATGGATGCCAGCGGCAGCGGCGGCGTAGTATGCGGCATCGCCCATAGAGAAGACGTTGCAGAACACCTTGCGCTTGGTTTCCTCCGTCTGCTGCACGCCGTATTCGTCCTTCTTGACGGCCTTAGCGATGAGCTGGCACGTGCCAGCCCACATGCTCATGACGCGCCCCCGAACTCCGAGCTGCCGCGCATCATGGTTAGCAGATCATCGAAGCTCTGAGTAAGGCGGTCGGCATCGGGGTTGTCCATGCCGAAGTTCGCCTTGCAGTAGACCTTCGCCGCGAGCCGAACCGTACCGTTCGAATCGTCGGCGGCTACGGAAGCGGCAACGCCGCCCGCGCGCATCGCGGCGCGGGCGGCTTCGATGAGGTCTTCAATCTCAGCGTCAAAGTCGGTGCATTCGGCGGGAATCCTAAGCGCTTCGCGGCAAGCGTCAAGCAGCTTCTGCTTCTCTGCCATGCGGCACCTCCTAAGCCTTGGCCGCTGCGACGGTGCCGATGGTGAGCTGAACGAAGCCCTCCGGGACGGCAAGGCCACCGTCATAGAGCATGTAACCGTCAATGGCAGTGTTCCAGCTACCGTCGGTGAGCTTGACCGCCTCGACGGTGGGGCCGTCGAACAGGTTGCCACGGAACAGGTCGGGGTAGCCGATCATGATAACGCCATCAGCCAGCCCCTCTTCGCGCTTGACGATGCCTCCGAAGATTCGACCCTCAACGGTCGGGTCTTCGTCCTTCTCGTTGACGAAGTAGGCGCGCTTGTTCGCGTCCTCGACGGCGGCAATCTGGTTCCAAATGGTCTGCTGGTTGGCGTAGACGCGCGCGCCCTTGGGCGTGGGGTTGCCAAAGGTCTTCAGAAGACCAAAAGACTTCAGGAAGTCGGCCTTGGAAAGCGTGCCTGCGGTCGCGCAGCTAATCTTGTTGGCGGAAGCCATGCCCAGCGTTCCGTCAACAAGACGGGCAAGCACAATGCCGTTTGCGGCAACGCCGCAACGGGCGCTTACCTCGCGGGTGATGTAGTTTCGGAAGCTGTCAATGCTCTGAATCATCATCTTGCGGGACAGCGTGACGCGCTTCTTGATCTCGTCACCTGTAAGGGTGATGCGGTCAAAGGTGTTCTGCTCATCGTCGGTGGGCGCTACGCCCTCGGCGGTCTTCGCAGCATCGCCCTTGTCGATGCTCTTATGGCGGATAAGCTCGTACTGGTTGCGCATCGTGTCGCGGGTAACGTCGCTGAAAATGGCAGTGCTGTTGTCGATAAGAGTGATGATCTCGTTCTTCAGCTCGACGGGCACCACCTCATCGGTGTTCGCGGTGGTGACGGTGTAAGCGTCGCGTTGCTCAAGATGCGCGAGCGCGGAGCGCTCGGCATCCGTGAGGTCGTTTCCCTCAGTCAGGCGAACGCCCATCTGAGACGCAAGGCGCTTCAGGAAGCCGCGCGTCTCGGCGGCGCGGTAATCGGTAACGTCGCGCACGTTGGCAACGCTGCTGCGCGCGCTCGCGGAGCTTCCCAGCGGCACGGTATCGACCTGTCGGGCGGCACCGCTTGCGATGGCGGAGCGGGCAGCAGCGACGGCGGCGGCGCGCGTCTCGCGGTTCTTCTCGGCGGCGGCGTTGCGCTTCTCGATCTCGGCGGCAAGCTGACTCATGCGCTCTGCGTCCTGCTCGGTAGGCTCCTGCGCGGCTCCGTCCTCTGCGGGCGCGTCGTACTTCTTGACAAGCACCTTCAGCTCGTCCACAAGTTCCTGCGTGGTCTTGTTCTCGTCTCCCATTTTCTAAACCTTCCTACTTTCGGCGATTGCCAGTGTTGCGCGGGCTTTTGCCAGCGCGTACTTACGGCGCGCAAGCTCCTTGCGCGACTGCTCAATCACTCCGTTGAGCAGGTTTCTTGCTGAAATCTCGGTGTTGGGGTCTGCGGGAAGGCTGACGGCTGAAACGTCGTAAACCTTCTTGACCCGCGTGATTGTCGTTGTCCGCGTCTCACGGTCGTATTCGTCTGCGGCGACGGTGAACGCCCATGACATGCACGTTACAAGCTCCGCTTGGATTTCTTCATACGCATCGCGGGCAGCTTGGCTTCGCGATAGGTCTGCCGCGATGAACAACCCGTGCTCATCAGGCTCAACGATGAGCGTTCCGTTGCTCATGCGGGCAAGAACCTTCCCCGCATGGTCGAACTGCATGATGACATCGGACATGTCGGCATCGCGCAGAGCGTCGTGGCTGATGATCTCGGTGTATTTGTTCCCGTTGAAATCCTCGTAGAGAACGTAAGGGTCATTGAACGTTGTCGCATAGCCCTCTACGTAATATTCCGTGTCAAACCGCTTGTTGCCGCCGTCGCCCGAAGCCCTAACTTTGAGCGGCACGGACAGAACACGGTATTGCCGCTCATTCGGCTTCGCTGGCATCGTCTACCTCCTTGTCCCCGCCGTCGATGGCGGCTATGTTCGCGTTCGTCTGCGCGGCATGCGCCGCCTGCTCCGCCGTGTGTTCGCTGATGAGTGCGAGGTCGATGTATTCGCCGCGTATGACGTGGCGCTCTCCGCCCTCGTAGTGCGCGGATTGGAACACGTCGGCAACCTGATTGCCGCACCAGATGCCACGGTCGAAGAGAGCGACGGCGACGTTGAGCTTCGTCGTGTTGCTGGCGAACTCTAGGCGGTTGGCGGAGAACACGACCGAATTGCCGTGCGCTATCTCGTTCGCGGTGTAGGTCATAGACGTGACCACGAATCCGAGCTGCACGGCGAATGGCTCGATTCGTCCTTCATAGAAGCTGTTGAAGGTGTCTTCGTCGGCCTTGTTCATCACTATGTCTTCGTTCGAGCCGAAGAACCTATAGGCGCTCTTCTCGATTCGCTCCATCTGCGCGGCATCGACCGTGTAGCTCTGTGGCGTGACCTGCTCAACGTCAGAGAAAATCTTGTCGTAAACGGCTATTCCGCCCGCGTTGTCGGCGGAAAGCTGAGCGTTGAACTCCTTTCGCGCCTTGTCACGGTCGCCATCGTTGCGGTTCTGGCTGAGCTTTCCGATGAATCGGATTGCCGCGCCCTGCTTGATAGCCGCTTGCTCGGCTTCGTTTTGCGCGTGCATAAGCTCTAGCGTCGGCTGAAGAACGTTCGTGCCGTCTCCGAACAGATCGCTGCGGTACTGGTGTCGCGTCATAACACCAACGCGCGACCACTCAACAAACGTTTCATCGCCTGTTGGGAACGTGAGCATGAGCCATAGCGTGCCGTCAACGTCGTATGCGGTACATTGCCCCGGAAGAATAGGGTAATACCCGGTGATGGTAGCGCCATCGTCTGACAGCATGGGAACGATGAGCGCCGTATCGTTCACCTGAAGCATCGTCCAAACGCGCTTGATGAACTGCGGCGTTGTCATCCACGGGTTAGGCTGCTGCGCGAGCGCTCGGGCTGCTACCGGCTGAGCAGAGCCGGAAACCTCCGGTTTCAGCTTGCTTGCATGGTCTGCGCCGCTCTCGATGATGCTTCGCGTAAGCTCGGCTTCGTAAAGCCCGCCCTGCCATGTCGTGAACGACGGAGCATAGGCCGTGAACGTGGAGAAATAGCCGTTGATAGCTTGCATCTGCGGACGGTGGAACACCGCATCGAAGAGCGAGCGCACGAACGGTTGTGATCTGCTCAACTCTGACCTCCTATCATCGCGCGGTAATCGTCCGCGATGTTCTTCATCGCAATGAACGCGTCGCACTCGGCCGCCCAAGCGTCTATGCGGTTGCGCGGGTCTTGGTTCTTCTTGTCCGGCTGTATGTTGCCGTTCACGTCGGTTCTAATTGCGACGTTCGAGCGGCACCACTCAGCGATGGGGTTTCCGTTATCGACAATCCGCCCCTCCTTATAGAGAGCGCGAAGCTCCTTCATCGGCATGCTCAAGGTCTGAGCGCCCTGGACGATCTTCTGCATGTTGTCCGCACCGAAGTAATCCTCATAGGCTTCCTGCGTCGGCACGTCGCGCATGTGCCACGGGTCGTAACCGCACGCCACGGCATAGATGCCGTATTCGCTCTGGACCTCGGCAACCCAGTCGAGCACATCGCGCTTGTCCATGATCGGCGTGTCGCACGTCCTCATGAGTCCTCGCGCGATCCACGTATCGTATGGGACTCCATCGCGCCCACCGCGCCTGCCCTCTCGCTCAGCTTGCTCCAAGGCTCGTTGTGGAATCCACGCCATGTGCATCGCGTAGATGTTCGGGTCACCGGGTCGCTGCATGAGCAAACACGCCGCCGTCAGGTCGGTCGTGTCAGCGGCATCGACGCCCAGCACGGCGTAAGTGAATGAGCCGTCACTCGGGTCGAAGGTCGCATCGTTGTGTATCTCGTCCCACGTGAGCCAGGCTTGGCTCTGGTTCTCGATGAGGTTGAAGTCCTTTACAAGCAGGGTCGGCAGGAACGTCGGGTCATCTTTGGCCTTCGAGACGTTCTGACGCAGGGATATGAGCGACTTGATGGTTCCCAAGCCCGGATTCGCCTTAATCCAACAGCTCTCGTCCTGCCATTCCTCGCGCTCGTCAAGCTCGAAGATGAAGGCGATGAACCTCTCCGCCTTGTCACCCGTCGCTTGGCCGTCGAGCCACTTGCAGGCGTACTCGTACTGGGCGTCGAAGATGCCGTTTCGGACGAACCCGTTCGTGGTGATCTCCAAGACCAGCGGCTGTCGGCGCGCCGACGTGCCCTGAATCGTCAGGTCGTAGAGGTCGCGGTTCTTCATGGCCGCAAGCTCGTCCACGATCGCTCCCGAGATGTCGAGGCCGTCGAGGTGGTTCGTGTTCGCGCTGAGCGCCTTGATGCTCCCCATGTTCAGGTCGCAGTAGAGGTCGGACACGCGTTTTCGCACATGGCGCGAGAGCGCGGGACTCGTCATGACCATGCGCCAAGCGTTGTTGAAGCCCTTGGATGCCTGATCGTGCGCGGTAGCGACGTTGTAGACCTCCGGAGCGCCCTCGTCGTCGTTGATGAGGAGATCAAGCTCTATTGCCGACGCGAGCGCGGTCTTGCCGTTCTTGCGCCCCATGATCCAAAGCACCTCGCGGTACTGGCGCGTGCCATCGGCGTCAACGAACCCGAAGACAACCGAGAGGATCGCCCGCTGGAAAAGCTCAAGCTCGAAGTCGTGGCCCAAGCGTCCAGACGGCAGGCGGCAGAACCGCTCGATGAACTGAACGTGCTTCTGCGCGTATTCCTCTCGGAAGTGGTAAGGGTAAAGCGGGTCGGTGTTGTCCATGTCGCGCAGGATGTGCGCGGCAACCTTGCGCATCTTGGCGCAAGCGGTTATATCGCCGCGGAGTATTCCGCCGAAATACTCCCTGATAGCGCGTTCGCACGACCCGTCGGCACCCTTGCAGCGCCTAACACCTCGTCTCATTGATGAAATCGATAAGCGCGTCTGCGGCGGCGGTTCCGCTCGGCATCATGTCTGTTAACTGCTTTACCGATCGGCTGAATGTGGTGAACAGCTTGTTGTATGCGCTGAAGCCCGGGTGCTCCCGCAGTCCCGTCTGCCCGCCGCCGTTGTCGTACTCGGTGAAGATGTCCTCGTAGAGCAATTCCGCGCGAGCATCATCGAGCTTCACCTTGAGAAAGGCGATGTTTGCGAGCAGGGGCATGATCGCCTTGCGCTTCTCATCGGGAATAGCGTCCTTGGTGAGTTCGCGAAGCTTCCGAAGCTCGCTCTCTAGGCGCGACTGCTTGGAACGCGCTCCCTTCGGCGGGCTATTCGCCGCTACTTTTGCCGAAACCTTCGAAGTATTGCCAACTTTCCCTGACACCGCAAGACCACCCCCTTTCGAAAACCTTCCGCGCGCATAAAACTATCTCCCGGCGTTGGTGCCCTAGGCACCACCTGCGTTTTGCAGACCGGGGGGATTGTCTCGCGGGTTTACCTGCGGTTTTGCGTCCGCTTTCTCGCGGTCGCCCTGTGTTGTGTCGCGTTTGTGTGTCACTCGCCAAGCGATATCAAATTGCCGTCACTGTCGAAGGCCAGCCCTTGCCTTGTTGCACCTTGCCTTATCCAACCATGCACCTTCTTATGGCATCGGTCGCAAAGGCTAACGAGGTTGTCTAGGTTGGTCGCAACGTTCGGGTCATTGACGTTCGCCGGTGTCAGCTCTGTGATGTGGTGAACCATGACTGCGGGCGTGATCTCACCTTGCTGCAAGCAGTGCTGGCATAGGTGAGCATCACGGGTAAGCGCCGCGTCTCTGGCATGTTCCCAATCAGCGGAAGCGTAGAAGGCGCGCGAGAAGTCCTTAGCCATGCGCACCCCCAAA